GCTCGTCGTCGGCGCGGCGCTGCGTCTTCCGGCGTGACCCGTCACCCCCCCGACGCCGAACAGGCGGTCGCGCACCTTCCGATGACTCAGAAGGTGCGCGACCGCCTGTTCGGCAGGGTGGCAGCGAGGGTCAGAAGTCCCAGTCGTCGTCCTCGGTGGCCACGGCCTTGCCGATGACGTACGACGAGCCCGACCCGGAGAAGAAGTCGTGGTTCTCGTCGGCGTTCGGCGACAGCGCGGCGAGGATGGCCGGGTTCACGGCCGTGTCCTCCTTGGGGGGAACAACGCCTCGTAGCCCAGGTTCATCAGGGCCTTGTTGGCGTTGTACCGCAGGAACGCCTTGACGTCCTCGGTGAGCCCGAGCTCGCCGTACAGGGCGTCGGTGTACTCGACCTCGTTCTCGTACAGCTCGAAGAGCAGCTCGAACGTGTACGCCTTGAGCTCGTCTTGCCGGGTCTGGCTGACCTGCGCCAGGCCCTTCTGATACTTGTAGCCGATGTAGTACCCGTGCACGGCCTCGTCGCGGATGATGAGGCGGATGAGGTCGGCCGTGTTGGTGAGCTTGGCGCGGCTGGACCAGTACATCGGCGCGTAGAAGCCGGAGTAGAACAGGAACGACTCGAGCATCGTCGAGGCGACCTTGCGCTTCAGCGGGTCGTCGCCGCGGTAGTAGTCGAGCACGATCTCGGCCTTGCGCTGCAGGTGCGGGTTCTCCTCCGACCAGGCGAACGCCTCGTCGATCTCCCGCGTCGAGATCAGCGTCGAGAAGATCGACGAGTAGCTCTTGGCATGCACCGACTCCATGAACGCGATGTTCGTGTACACCGCCTCCTCGTGCGGCGTCAGCGCGTCGGGGGGGATGAGCGACACCGCGCCGACCGTGCCCTGGATGGTGTCCAGCAGCGTGAGGCCCGTGAACACGCGGGTGGTCATGAGCCGCTCGGCGTCGTTGAGCGTGTGCCACGACTGGATGTCGTTCGACACCGGCACCTTCTCCGGCAGCCAGAAGTTGCCGACCAGGCGGTCCCAGACCTCGAGGTCCTTCTCGTCCTGCAGCCGGTTCCAGTTGATCGCGGTCACGCGATCGATGAGCTTGAGCTTCCCCCCCGTGGGCGACATGGCTCGATCTTCCTCTTCCTCAGGTGCCTTCCGGCGATTTCGCGTCCTCGGTGCAGTATCTGCACTCAGGACTGAAGCGCCCTTGGTTGGTGTGGTATCGGGTGTGCGCACTCCGCGCACTGGACGGCTTGGGCACGCCCTTCTGCGCAGCCGACATCTTTGCTCGGGTCTCCGCGCTCGCCTTCTTGCCGAAGTTCGGGTTGCGTTCACCCTTGCGCATCTCGGACAGCGCCGCCCGCGACTCTGCCGACATCGTGTGGCCGAAGCTCGGGTGGTCCTTGCCGAACTTGCCGTAGTTGGGATTGTCGGGGCCGACGAAGGTGCCCTTCCTCTCCTCGGACCACTTCGCACGCTGCTCCGCGGTATGACTCCGCCCGTAGAACGGGGCGAGCGGACCCGGACGGCTCACACCCTTCCGCCCGGTCGCTCGCTGCCGTGCCGCCTCGCGCATCTCCTCGGTCCACTCGACACCTGTGGGTCCAAGACCGCCGTCTGCGATATTCAGCAGCCGGTGCCTTCATCGCGTAGCGAGGCGATCCAGATGATCTCCGACTCCCCCCAGCGATTCGAGGCTCCCCCCACTCGGTGTCCAACGGGTCGACCACGACTTCCTCCGCGTGCTTCCGAAGCCAGTCGTAGAAGGCTGTCTTCCGACCCGACCGCGCGTTGCTCAGGTGGCGTCGAAGGCGAACCGTTGGGCGCTTCGTCGTCAGGCCTACGTACCGGTACTCCTCCGAACCACGCAGGCGCACGCCATAGACGACACCGAATGCCTTTCGGGTGCTCGACTCCACGGAGATCATCTGTCAGTCCTCACAGCATGCAGCTGACGCAGCCCTCCACGGACGTCCCCCTCGAGAGCCAACTGCCGGAGACGGATGTAGTACAGCGTCTTGATCCCCCTTGCGCCAGGCGTAGATCTGCGCGCGGTTGACGTCGCGCGTCGTCACCGTGTCGGGGAAGAACAGCGTCAGCGACAGGCCCTGGTCCACGTGCTGCGTCGCGGCGGCGTAGGTGTCGATGATCTTCTCGTAGCCGATCTCGTACGCGTCCTGGTAGTAGTCCAGGTTGTCGTTCGTCATGTACGGCGCCGGGTAGTACACGCGACCGAGCTTGCCCTCCTTGCGGATCTCGATCTTGGCGGGCACGGGGTGGATCGACGACGTCGAGTTGTTGATGTAGCTGATCGAGCCCGTGGGCGGCACGGCCTGCAGGTTCTGGTTGTAGATGCCGTGCTCCATGACCGAGGCCTTGAGCGCGCGCCAGTCGTCCTGCGTCGGGATCGCCACGCCGGCGTCCGCGAAGAGCCGCGCGACGCGCTCCGTGGCGGGCTTCCACTCGCCGTCGGTGTACTTGTCGAAGTACTCCCCGGTGGCGTACTTGGAGTCCTCGAACCCGCCGAACGCGGTGCCACGCTCGATCGCGAGGCGGTTCGACGCCGCGATCGCGTGGTAGGCGACCGTGTAGAAGTAGATGTTGGTGAAGTCGATGCCCTCGTCGGAGCCGTAGTAGATCCGCTCGCGGGCGAGGTACCCGTGCAGGTTCATCTGGCCGAGACCGATGGCGTGCCCCCCCAGGTCGTTGGCCCGCTTGATCGACGGGACCGACTCGATGCTCGTCTGGTCGGAGACCGCCGTCAGCGCGCGGATCGCGGTGTCGATCGTCTTCGGGAAGTCCGGCGAGTCCATCGTCTTCGCGATGTTCAGCGAGCCGAGGTTGCAGGAGATGTCCCGGCCCACGTGGTCGTACGACAGGTCCTCGTGGAACGTCGACGGCGTCGAGACCTGCAGGATCTCCGAGCACAGGTTCGAGTGCGTGATGCGACCCTTGATCGGGTTCGCCGCGTTCACGGTGTCCTCGAACATCACGTACGGGTACCCGGACTCGAACTGCAGCTCCGCGATCGTCTGGAAGAAGTCGCGGGCCTTGATCGTCGTCTTGGTGATCCGGTCGTCGGCGACGAGCTCGTCGTACTTCTCCGTGATGGAGATGTCGGCGAACGGCTTGCCGTAGACGCGCTCGACGTCGTACGGGCTGAAGAGGTGCATGTCGGCGTTCTGCTTGGCGAGCTCGAACGTCACGTCCGGGATGACGACGCCGAGGGAGAGCGTCTTGATGCGGATCTTCTCGTCCGCGTTCTCCCGCTTGGTGTCGAGGAACCGCATGATGTCGGGGGGGTGGTGCGCGTGCAGGTACACCGCGCCGGCGCCTGGCGCGCCCGAGCTGGTTGGCGTACGAGAACGAGTCCTCGAGCAGCTTCATCACGGGGGGATGACGCCGGACGACTGGTTCTGGATGTGCTTGATCGGCGCGCCGTGCTCGCGGATGTTGCTCAGCAGCAGGGCCACGCCGCCGCCGCGCTTGGACAGCTGCAGGGCGGAGTTGATGCCGCGCGCGATGGACTCCATGTTGTCCTCGATGCGCAGCAGGAAGCAGGAGACGGGCTCGCCGCGCTGCGCCTTGCCCACGTTGAGGAAGGTCGGGGGGGTCGCCGGCTGGAACCGTCCCGAGACGACCTCCTCGACGACGTCGCGCGCGACCTGCTCGTCGCCGTCGGCCAGCCCGAGGGCGACCATCGAGACGCGGTCCTCGAAGCGCTCGAGGTACTTCTTCCCGTCGAACGTCTTCAGCGTGTACGACGTGTAGTACTTGAACGCACCGAGGAACGACTCGAACTGGAAGTCCTTCGAGTACGCGAGCCGGAACAGCTCCTTGACGAACGTGCGCGAGTACTTCTCGAGGACGGCCGGGTCGTAGTACTTGTTCTCGAGGAGGTAGTCGAGCTTCGCGTCGAGCGTCTCGAACTGGATGGTGTTCGGCACCACGTGCTGCTCGAAGTAGGCCGTGGTGGCCTCGCGGTCCTTGTCGAACTGGATCTTGCCGTCCGGTCCGTACAGGTTCAGCATCGCGTTCAGCGCGTGGTAGTCGAGCTGCACGCCCTGCAGCGGCACGGGGGGTGGCCCCCGCGAGCTCCGGGTCCGTCGTCGAGCTCACGCCGAGATCAGTGACTGTCGTTGCCAAAATCGTCCCAATCCGTCACGGACGCGCCGGGCGTCCTCAGCCGTCCCCAGGAGTTCGAAGGCGTACAGGTAGGGCACCTGGCACTTCGCGGAGATGATGTCGCCGGCGATGCAGTACGCAGCGCCGAAGTTGGTGTTCCCCCGCGGCGATGACGCCGCGGACGAGCGACCGGTTGTGCGGGTCGTTGAGGAACTCGCGCACGCGCCGTGGCACGGCGCCGCCCTCGTTGCCCCCCGCCGTAGGTCGGGACCATGAGCACGTAGGGCTCGGTCACCGTGAGGAAGCCGTCCGTCTTGCGCACCGGGATCCGGTGCACGGACATGCCGAGCTCGTCGAGGCCGAGGCGCTGGACGAACCGGTGGGTGTTCTCCGACACGCTGGAGAAGTAGACGAGAGAACCATTGCGCTCAGCCTCCCCCCCGGATGCTGCTTCCCGACCGGCGCGGGCGCCGCCGCGGACCACGCC